AATGTTGAAAGAAGATTCAATCATTGAATGGTGTGTTATTGGGATTTAAACGCCTAAAGCAATATACCTCATTTTAATTTGTTCTACTACATTAGAATTCTCACTAATTCCTGCTGTAAATCCAGTTAATGTAATCTGACTATCACTAATTGCAATCCGTGATAAATGTCTTAATTCTACTTTATTAATTGCATATGGATGTACATATAATGGCTTGGATTTAAACGATACAGGAAATGTAAATTGCTCTTGCCTTTGTTGACTTCCTATATCGTAATATGCTTGTGTATCACTATCAATTCCCCCTTGGGTATTTAGACAGTACCAATCATAAATATTCTAGGAATTCTACCACCAGCACCGAACACTCTCGCTTTTGTATTATCGATATGATCTACACTAAATGTTGCTCTGCCAGTTCCTTGGTCTGTAACTTGAATTGTTAAACATTTTGTTACAGATAATGGATATGTCCATATATCATTTGTCTGCACATGTAAATCATATGTCCCTTGGTTAATTACCAATAGCAATCCAACTAATGCCAGTTACACTATTTTGTGCTGTAATATAAGTAAATTTTAAATTTGTGATAGATTTAATTGCGCTAGTTACCCATCCATCTTGGTCTAATGTATCAGCAATATTAATAATATTAACTGATGGGAGATTATGAAATGCAATAGGGTATACAGTATCATCGTTGTAAATATTACGCCCTACAATAATATTTACTTTTCCCCCTTGGCTAAATAATGCCGATAGTCATAACACGAGGAATAACACCAGCTGATGCACCAACAACATGTGCTTTTTCTCCATTCATATCATCAATGCTAAATGCTTTACGTCCAACACCTTGGTCTACACAACTAAATCCAAGGCATTTTGACATCTTTATAGGGTATACCCAATATTCTGTGTTACAGTCATATCTCCCTTGGTGATTAAATACCAACAGCAATCCAACAACCATTATTACGAGACTTAGGATAGTTAGTGTTATTACTACCGCTTACCATTTTAAACATGCTAGCCGTGATTGCCTTTGGTCTAATCGTCATCTCATGCCATGGAGTTGGCTCATCTAGCATCATAGAAAGTACTACCAGTACTTCGTTAAAACGAATAGGAAATGTTATAGATGCAATTTCGGGGACAAATTTTCCCCCTTGGATAATTAAATTCCCAAACAGCTTACCTAAACAAATATACCACGCATTTACATTGCTGAAATCATATCTGATTCCAAGGCCTGTTGCTTTCTCGTTTTCCAATGCATTTACTACATCGGTTGCATTTTTGATGTTTAAGCTACTTAACAAAGTTTTTACTAATGCTAATGTTGGTGCTTTAGGTTGACCTTCTTCATTATCTACAGTAGTTAACATGCCATTAAGTTGTTGAATGATAGCATTGAAACGACCGTCATGCGCATGTTCATCCTTGTTATGCTTTTCCAACTGCTCATGCGTTACCAACGCCCCCATATTAACTGTTAGCGATACATTCCCTGTATTACTAAATACCATTCCAATAGTTAATTCTTGGGATACAACTACCGAACCACCTTCTGCCGGCATTCTATCCGGTTCAGGGTCTGTAAGGTATGCATACAATACTTCACCTTTATCAGGATCTTGTGCAAATAATCCAATTTCAGACATACGAAAAGCTTCCGTAATGCCGTTATTAGCAATGAACGTATCAACGCTTACGATTTTACCTTCTTGTTTAACTACGAAATTAGTAGTCTCCCATTTAGAGGAGATTACATCAGTCAATGCCAATGGATTCGTTGCATTAACACCACTACCGACTTTAATTTTAGTAAATGTCAATTTAGTTTTGCCTGCATTTACCTTTGCTTGCAAATCGGCACCGACATCAGTCATGGTTGCATTTGACCATTCTGCCATATATTCCTCCTATCTAATGCTATTATCTAGCGTTACATTAATCTTCGTTTTCTTAGATTCAACAGTGTAAGACGTTACATGGGTATTCAAATTAATACTCCATGCATTCGTGAAATCACACTTGATATTCACCTTTTTAGATACACCGCACCACCCGGCGAAATACTTATTGAAGTTAATTCGTCGAATGAATTCAATCCCATCTAACCAGGACCGTACATTCTTGGCCGTATTAATAGCTCGTACAAGTTTAGTAATATCCGATTCACCAGTTAATGGTGCCGTAATGAGCGTAACCTTGAAATAATAAGGCTTACCGCCATATTCGAACCATTCTGCTATTTTTGAATCAGAATATACAGTTTGTACGGCTTTTTCAACGGCATACGGCGTTCCTTTATGACGGTGGATATCAATTGAGTTCTTCACCAATTCACGCTTAGTAGCTATTGGTAACCCACTATCATAATCATCTACATGTAATTGGTACGCTAAGTGATCAATTACACTCTCTGATTCAGTATCAATAGATGACCACAATAACAGCGTATTCGTATTCATGAATTCTGCTAGCGTATCATCCCACGTTTTTGCAATGGCCTTAATTGGCTCCCTGTCGATTGAGGAGGGAAGATGTTCCGCGCTTGTATACTTACTATCACGTATCATTCTTCCTCACTTCCTGCGAACACTACGGCGATTGTATTGGCTACAGCCACACCACTTTGTTCTGCAATAGGAGTAAATACAGGCGCCGTTACTTCAACGCGCTTAATGCCAGATACATCCATGAGCATTTGCACCAATCGACTAGGTACTATATCACGACCTAATTTAGATTTTTGCCATGTCACATAATCATTGACCGCTTTATCTGCCTTAGCTTTTACCACTGTTGCATCAGCGCCTTTTTCAAGGTAATACTTAGCGTCGATGTTATATTGCGTAGTAGTAGGTGCTAATACAGTGAGCTTATCAGTTAAAGGTCTCCGTTTCTTATCAGACAAATAGTTCGTAATAGTTTTTAGTAATTCTTCACCTGGAATATCACCACCAGATAGTAATGGATAGATGTTAACTTCCCCAGGATGTGGAGAGGATACACCTACATCGGCCACAAGGTGTGATGCAGATTTTGTGAAATACTCATAGGCACCTTCAGGCCCTGCCACAGAAAACGATTCAGGAGCCTCATGAATACGCTCGCGATAGGCTTCGTCATCTTCCGTATCAGAACCACCTTCAGATAATGTAGTATTGCTCATCGTATCCACATACGCTATAGGGTCAATAATTGTACTTATTTCACCTGGTTTAAACCCATTCCCTTGTGCGCCTGTACGTTGTGCTTCCGCTTTTACGGATCCATTGAGTTGACCTGGTAGAATTACCAAATCCTCAACAGTAGCAAAATATTCACCATCTTCTGTGGATATCCTTGTACCCCTTGGAATAATGACAGAGTTCGTACGCACTGCTGACAATGTTGCTTGGATAGTTGTAGTCGCTTTTGTTGCCTGTAACCGCTCAACGGCAGCAGGCACCGCTCCAACATGGTCCAAGTTATCACCTTCTGCGTAGGCTAATAGATTTTGTTTAGCTGCATAATTTGCATCGTTCAATAATCGGATAATAATTTCCGAAATCACATTTAAAAATAAAGTAACAGGGTCGCCCTCTCCCAAGGTTCGCCCTGTTATTGTTGTGTAAATATCAAATACCTTCTGTTGAACGTGTTCTTTATCTGTGTTAAAGAACTCAACATTCGGTAAATCAGATAATCTCATACAGTCACCATCACTTTCGGAATCAACGCCCCATTTTGTGTGGCGGTAAAGGATATATCATTAATTTTGGCACGTGGTTCGTACCGTTTAATTTGTTGGAATATGTCATTAGATAGATGCGCTTGTGCCTGATGGATAGGCATATCAATAATGCGACCATCAATACCAAACTCCCTATCTAGTGGCACACTACCACGAACAGTAGAAATAATCGTTTGCACATTCTGCAAAATCTCAGCGACTTCACTTTCAGGTGCTAGCGATATCCTATTGTCCGTAACTGGTTTAATTTCATACGTTGCTGACATGGCTAGAACCTCCGCAATATCGTATTAACTTTATTGAACTTCTGACCATATTGGTTAAGCATGGACTTTTCTTCTACTGTATTCTTGTCCGGATACTCTTCAAGAGTTAGTGATACTTCAATAGATTGCGTCTTGCCATAGGCATCCGTAAATAGGCTATCTTCGCTCATAGACATGATTACAAAGTAGTTTTGACTAACAGGTTTACCACCAATGATAAAAGGTAATACAGCCCCTGTGTCGCGATATTTTCGCAACTTCTTAACAGTACTATCCGGAGATTGTCCAAGTGATGAAGAAATAAGAATCTTACATGTAATTTGTTCTACGTCTGGCCCACTAAACTGTTTTACAGGTTTTTCTAGCATTAAATTATGCTTTTCCCATCTAGCACTACCTGAACGTGTTACATCTGATACAGTAAGAACATTGTCTAATGCGGTATAGAATACTATATCCGCTAAATAACCGATATACATCTATACCTCCTATACTGGTCCCGATGTTGTAGAACCGCCAGACTCTACACCACCATGTACGTGATGGACTAAGGAAATACCATTGACCACTACATCGCCACCACTTGAATTGATAGATAGCGTACCACCAACATTAAGTGTCATATCTCCAGGAACAGTGAGCACACGTTTCCCATTATCAGCGCCACCTGGAGTTGGATCCGCGGTACTAAAGAATGTGCCAATGATAAACCCATCAGAAAAGCCACGACCGGACCGATTAGGCAACATAACGCACAATACCTGGTCATCAATTGCCGGCATCCAATAGTCCTTATCATGTGCTGCTCCTCGATTAATGACAGATAGTGGCGCCGTTACAACACCTTCTCTATCGAGGCGTGTAACAACGGCTTTACCTTCTTCAGGAATTGTACTTGAAACATTTCCAATAAATATCATATCTGCTAATGTGGATAATATATCAGTAGCCATTTAAACACCTCCTTACATCAATCGACGTTGAATAATTGGCTCCTAATGTGTGAGTTGCTTTAGTAATTAAATAATTACCATCGAACACACCAAATCCTTCTAGCTTAACTGTAACCGATGCCATAATAAGAGGGTTACCATGGAAACTAAAAGACATTGTGTCGGCTTCCTTATTGGCTTCTCTAAGTTTCTTCTTAGCCAATCGTTTCGCCTCAGCTTTATCTTTTACCTGTTCATTGACCTCTAATACGGCAAGGTACGTATGGCCCTTACGGTCAGGATCTTCAAACGTATCCTCAATCACAGTTTTCTTATCTTTATTGGTGTATTTCACATGACATGCTCGATATACCTCACGAGTTTTACTTTTGTACGAATAAGATATGGCCCTGGTAATAATCAAAGGTGGTTGTTCGCCCTCTTTAGTCTGTAAAGGATGATATTGGCCACCTGGTCTACGAATTATAACTTTAGGCTTCACATTTTCGTATTTGTAATCATCGAATATAATCAACTGTTCAGTGGATACCTTAAGAGAAAACCCCGCATCATTGCATAGCTTCTGCAAAAATGCGAGGTCTGATTCAGCACTTTGTGATGCATCTTTTAACGGTGGGTCAAAGTCCGCATCCCATACTAGCTTTAATTTATTATCTTTTGCCTTTTCAGTAGCAATCGCCTTAAGCGTTGTGGCTTTCCACGATTTGTCTTTCTTTTTCTCCCGTAAGTCAGTACTACCGATAATAGCGACACCTTTGATTTTGACTACATCAGGAAGGCTACTTCCCTCGAATTCATCAATTTCAAATTTGCCGATTGGTAATGTAAATTGTTCATCCCCTAATTTCTCCCATGCTACGGTATTAATAGCGACTTCTAGTAATGATCCTTTCACAGGATACCAATCACCGACCCATAGACGGCCCCTATCCTCTAATGAGATGGCCACATCATCTACAGTCCCTGAAAGGTTATCTGTGAAAGTTACATCAAGAAGGTACTTACTAATATCGTCTGTGATGTCCTTTGACTCCTTACTTCCCCAATGTTGGTACCCAATCGTACACCATGCCCGCCGTGCTAACTTCGTTTGTGGTGTTAAATCTTTCTTCCATTTCTGGACCTTAGCTAGGCTCTTTTGTAAGCTCATGTACTATCGCCTCCATGGTGGTAAGAATTCAGGTAAAGAATCAGCAGGAACATCTGGGCATGTTAACACAACACCAGCGGAAAATATCGCCGTATTACGGTGCTTTTGATTGGCTTCTAACAATAAATTGATATATCGTTCATTGCCATATACCTTATAGGCGATTAAATCCCACATATCCCCTTGTATTGTTGTATAACTAGTCATAACTTAACCTCCGTTGTCCGGCGGTATAGCTACGCATCATTTGCTCAAATTCACGCATTTTAGCATCCAATGCTGACATAATATCATCAGTTGAACCATTACCAGCATTAATAACTGGTGCGAATGTAATTTGTACAGGTGCTCCACTATTACTAGATGAGGATGTCACAGGCACACTAGGTGCTAATGATACTGTAGGTGCTACAGCAGACTGTGCACCACTCACACCTAACATCCGTCCGGCCGTTTGCCATAGATTCATCGCATTAGCACTACCATCAATAGGAACAATTACTTCAGGATACCCTGCTTCACCAATCAATGCGACTTCCGGAGATGTAATAACACCACCATTAGCATATGCATTACCGCCTGCAGCTTGAACACCCACAGTAAAACCGCCACTAAATTGAGCCTTGATACTATCCCATGCGCCTGAAATTGCATTAGATACGGCGCTAGGAATTTGTTTAATCCAATCCAATACAGCGTTATAGGCATCACTTGCCCATTGTCCTGCGGCAGCTACGAAACCTGCTCCCGCATCAGCGCATGCACTAGGTAGATTCATGATGAAATTAATAACATCGTTAACCAAACTATTAATCCATGATGTGGCCGTAGCATATGCCTCAGAGGCAAACGAAATAACCGCCGCTACAAACTCAGCACCCAAAGTGATCATGTACATAGGTAAGTTAATTAAGAAGTTATAAATATCATCGACCATAGCACTAAAGGTAGTGACTGCGAAGTTATAACATTCTGTAGCGAATGATACGACGGCAGATATAACAGCAGTACCAACTTGTACCGCAATCTCTGGCAATCGTAAAATAATGCCTATTATGAACCCTACGGCCATACCAATATATGTTGGTAAGTTTAACCATAGATTTACATAGGCAATTATTGCCGCTTTTAATGCATTAAATACGCTAAGCCCTAATGATAAGAACCCATTAATTACAGCCATAATACCGGATATAATGGCGCTCCATGCCGAACTTAAAGCAGAACACACGCTGTCCCATATTGAACTCAATCCGGAACATACACTATCCCAAACAGATGTTAATGTGGCACAGATAGTATCCCAGTTGGTTACTAATAGGTATATCACTGCAATAATCGCCATAATAGCAATTACCCAAGGCCCACCTATTAATGCACCCGCTGCTTTAAACGCACCCATTGCCGTTTCTACACCTTTAAATGCCGTGGTAATTGTAGTAATACCTGATGCTAACTTAGTAGCCGTGCCATATAGTAATGCCAATTTCAAGCCATTAGTGACTACGGCGGCAATAGCTTCCTTATTATCCTTCATGAACGTTACAACGGCTTGTAATACCGGTATCAGTGCCGGTAATATTTGCTGAGCAATTGGTATAAATGCCTGTGCCAAACCTAATGCAACTTGCGTAGCTTCTGCTTTCAAGATGTTCATTTGTAACCATATTTCATGGAGTGATTTAGGATCTATACCAACACCTTTAATTTGTGACGCGGCTGCTTGTGCATCTGCGTAATTTTCAAAAACTTTAGTAAGCTCCATGCCTTTAGCACCTAATGTTTCAAGCATGAATTCTTGGCCACGCCCTTGTGCTACTGCATTTTGGTACCCTTTAGCCATTGCATCCAACTGTTGATTCATAGGCAATAATTTACCATTGGCATCGGTCAAGGATACACCAAATTGACTGAGGTATCCTTGCAATGCTTCTGCACTTTTACCGCCACCGGCTAAAGTCTTATCCATTTTAGCGAATGACTTAGCCGCCGCTTCTACATCGACACCACTTAACGTCATAATCTTCTTAAATTGCGATGTTTCAGCAGTTGTCATATGTAGTTTATTGGACAATTGATAGAGTGCTTCACCGGCATTAACTACATTATCTATAATGGCACCAATACCAAACCCACCGGCGGCAACCATAGCAAAACTTGCAAGCTTACCTGTAATGCCACTTACCGCAGCACTAGCACCTTGCGCAGCTGATGCAGCACCTGCTAAAGGACTTGCACCACCCATTTTACTGATTGCATTTTGATGCGCTGTCTGACTTGCGATATTAGACCGCAACTGGGCTTGCCGTTGCAACATCGAATTTAGCTTTTGCTCAGCTGCAATTGCTGCATTCCTGTCACTAGCATTACCAGTCTTTTGCGATATAGCTTGTAATTTTCTATACTGCGCCTGTTGGTCTTTGATTGCATTAGATAATTTGTTGAGTTCCTGAGATGCTTTTGATACGGAGGAGGATAACCCGCCATCGAGTTTACCTTTAATGGCAATCGCCATTTCTAAGACTTTATTGGCCATTATTTTCTCCCTTTCATTGCTTTATTCTCGCGCTCGATACCATCACTAATGAGCTTAACGTGGACTATGAACTCATCCACGTCTAGCTCTCGAATGAAGTAGTCCATCGGTGTGCTAGTGTATTTACTACACGTAATCGCACACTCGGTGAAATACCGTTCTAGGTCTGTTATTTTTCGGAATTGAGCAAAAAATTCTGTACCTCTAGGCACACTCTAGTGAAATCGGCAGCCGGAAGGCTATAAATATCATCTACTTTACATCCGCATGCAGCAGCTGCTACATGTGCTTGGTACGTCATGGATAATGCTGGAACTGTAATAGTTCTATCTTCATTCTTAGCGGACTTCTCGCATTTAATTAATGTATAACCGCTGATTCCTTCAAATTGTAAGGAATGACCAGCTTTTACTAATTCAATACCAGTTTGTTCGTGTGTTTCGTTCATAGTGTTATGTTTACTCATTAGTGATCGTCCTTTCTACAGACTAAATACCGAGTGCAGCACGAACATCGCCAAGGAAGTCAGTGCCATCAGAAATAGAATCTTTATAAGCGTATTTATCGATTTCACGAACTACCTTGCCATCTTGTTCAAGTTTCAAGTATGTAGTTTCAATTGTGTTCGTTGCATCAATAGTATTGCCAGATTCATATGTGCCATTTTCTTTAGATTTAGCACGGCCACGAATAACGGCACGTGTAGGCACGATTACATATTTATCTTTGCCACTATCCCAACATTGGATAGCACCACGTACTTCTAAACGTACGCCACGACCACCTGTAAGGCGGTGTGTAGTTTCTGTTGGAGTGTTCCAAGTAAGTTTAGTTTCCATAGAGGAGTAGTGGCCAATAACTGGCGCTTCTACTTCACCTGCAATACCCACACCTTTGACAGTTTGAGTCATTACAGATTCACTAGGTAATTCTACTTTGGCAACACCTAAACAGTTGTCAGAGCCTTCTTCGTATACACGGAAGTCATTAAGTACTTCCGGCACTTGATTGATAGATGCCATGATTAATTACCCCTTTCTATACTGTTTGAAATAACGTTTTGAAATAGGAAACATCGTATTCAGAAATGCTTTCAATTTCTTGCGCTGGAATTGGAGGTGTACGGTATTTGTGGAAGCGAATAATACCATTCAACAAGTCTGTTGTAGGGTTTTCTGCTTCTTTAAATTCAATACGACCACCCAAGATAAAGCCACGAGAAGTAAGGCCGTTAAGACGGATAGTTTCACTATCAAGAATTGTCTTGATATTACGTGGCAAGATAGGCATATCTACTTTTTGCCAATACGTTAAGATGAATGTTTGGTCATCCCAATCATTGAAACGGCGTACACAAATGAATGTATCCTTAACATCAGTTGTGCCAGGATATGCACCTGTGTAGTTGCCCCAAGATACCCAACCATTGATATTAACGGCTGTCATAATACCTTGAGAGTTCAATAAGTTGGCTTGGGAATGCGTAAGTATTACTTCCTTACCATTAGCTAAGCACAAGCCTGTAATGTTCATAGACTTATTGGAAGGGGATAACGTAGGAATATCGCTATTGGATGCATCGCATTTGCCAATAATGCCCATAATGTGTGTAGACATATGGAACATGTAATCGCCATTGCGAACCATTGGCCAACATACGACTTCAGATTCACCGGTATAGCTATTCCCTTTCTTCCATTCGTAAGCATCTGTATACTTAACAACTTGTGTAGTATCGATATCAACTAATGTTGTAGCGCCAAATAAGTTGTTAATAACACGAGATTTTGCTTTCATTACAGAAGCAACTGTAGGATTTTGAGAAAATCCAGGTGCAGCAATAAGACCAGGTACAATACCGAAATGATGATAGATTGTATCAATCAATTCAAATCCTGTTGCCTTTTCATTGCTATCCACACCGCCGATTACGTTCTTATAATCGAAGTTTTCTACATCGAGTTCATCGTATGTGAGGTCCAATGTAGTTGCGGAATCGAATTTACCACCTTTGATAACAGAGATGATCAACTGATTCTTATCATCAAATGCTGCCGTGTAATCTGTGTTGGCCACACCTGTTTGACCACCACTAGACACTTGCAATGTATTAAGCAATACTGCTGCTTTTACAATGCATTTCTTTTCTGTCAATGTGGCAGTTGTTGTAGTGGATTTCTTATGTTTAGCAGGATCCAATACGTTAACAAATACGATTGGAGCTACGCCATACAATTTGAATTGCGCATACATTGCTTCACACAATGTAAAATGTGTCCAATCTTCAGAATAGCCAAGTTGTTGAACAGCTTCTTCCCAGCTATAACAAATGATTGGCTTATTAACTACTGCGCTAGGGTCTTCTGTAAGGTGCACTGGTGCAGTACCGAACACAATTGGAAGGCCGGCAGTAGTTTGGACAGGAGCAATTACAGAGGTAGCTTGCTCACTTGTTTTGACGCCATGATAAAAGGCCATTTACTTCACTCCTTTATAATTCTTCAATGCGTTAACATAGAATACATTTAATTGTGTGCCTTGTGTTCTCACATCAATCATTGCTTGATTGAGTTCATCTAAAGGCACGAATAAATGCATAAAAATAGGGTCTTCCGATTCCGGCAGTGGCGCACCGTCGCTAAATACCATGAATTGGTTTAGCCGGCTACTGCGGAACGAAGGCCCAACATATACAACAGGGTTCATCGTTGTCTCCTATTCAATTACTTTATTATCCGTAAATATCTTATTTAGATTCCTACGAATAACTGGAATATATACTTCAAATTCAAGATATCCAATCCATTGAGGATACGGTTGATCATCAGGAATTGTTGTATTAATGGTATTCTCCTTAATTTCATATTTAAGTGCTACCGGATTATCAGATAGTAACCGCTCACGCACTATCTCTAAGAGGTGATATAGTCCGACATGGCCTTTAGTTAAGGCTTCATCATAAGTAGTTACCAATACAGTAATCCCTACCGTCGAACTATCTGCATCACTAACAGAGTACGGATGCACTACTACGGCCGGGCATAACTTACGCTTATCTTCATTCTTATCCACTCTTGGTAAGAACCCGCTCCATACTCGAATAGGGCTCGTGGTAACATCACTGGTTTCATTTAGCTTGCGCAACTCATCCATGAGATAGGCAGCAATGCCGTCTGATACGTCTAATGGTGTCATTAGTTACCTCCTAACGCGCGCTCTAATTCGTGATATAGGCGCTTTTCATACATTTCCATGCCTTCTTTTTGCATGGCATTCATAACAGTTTCATTACCAAACATTTGCGGTAAGGCTGGTCCATATATCCCCTTTAATGGGTATCGGTCCTTGCCTTGGCGTTTCATGAAGATACCGGATTTACTAACAAAACCATTTGGCACATTTGTTTCTATACCTTTTTTAATCGATACAAACACACCTTTTCGCTTAAGTGATTTAATTTTGAAGTACTTTTGAGCGCTAGTATATCCACCTTTGATACGCATTTCTGCGCCATCATTCAATTTATTGATAGGTATACTGGCTTTTAAGACCGATACACCTTTGAATACATAGATTTTGCCTAGTGCTTTTATACCTACTTTTCTCGCAGTTGTTATCGCACGTTTTGAGGCGTCTCTGTAGATACGTCGAACTCTATCTTTTTTCAGCCTTTCCAGTGCTTTTTCAATTGCTTCAAGTGCACTTGTATCAAGTTCTAGCTCAACCATCCGTCAACACCGCCTCTAGCTTCTGCTCTGAGTTCGATAGACACAAGTCCATCTTCTTCCGTTGCACTTTGAACGATGTACACATCACCATCTAATCGGAATACGTTCCCCTGTGATGGAATTTCAGGGATGTCCTTTAATTTGCAATGCACAAATACAGACACCCCGTGCAATCCGTCATTTGATACGTGAGAGCCATTCGATAGGAATGACTCCCTCGCCGTTGGCGATTGGACAACCGCTTTAGCTACTGTGCCATTTAGATTATGCCCTTCGGCGAATTCGTCTTCATTAAGGAATACATCGTCAATATCGCTTTCTAGGTAATCTCTAAATCGCATTATTTTTTCACCGTAACTTCCGCATCAACTTCAGGTAATTCCATTTCTTCTTCCGGTTCATCTGGAACGACTTCCAATGGTTCCGGTACTTCAACAGGATCATCTTCAGCAGATTCAAACTTATCAGATTCAAGCAAGGATAACGCAATCGCTTTCTTTTTGATGTCGACTACTTCGCCTTTGCCATACATCTCGCCTTCATGTGCTAAATAACCCTTTAATACTCTGATTTTCATAAGTAGGTTACCCCCTATTTAGTTTTAATCGTAGCCCAATCGTCGATAGTTTCAGGAATCAATACGCAACGAGAATACACAGTCAACGTTAATTCTTGTGTGCCCTTATTAGCATAGTAATTAGGCACATAAATACCTGCATATGTTGTAAATTGGTTGTCATCGTTAAGTAACGTTACTGCCGCGTGTTGTTGACGGCCACGACCAGGAACACCTAATACAGCTGCATCATCGCCGATAAATGGCTTTACTTTACCTTCATCATCTTGATATGTTTCAAGATATGCGTACACATCAATGTTCAAGGACATGATACGGCCAACATATCTAACTTGTGGAGACAAATATTCAGGCGCAAAGCTGAACATAGAAATGTTTTCACGATTAGGAATAGCTAACCACTTATTGATAGACGTATTATCAAGAATGTATTTTTCAACATTTTTACCGACGACCAACACAGTTGGTACGATACCTGCGTTTTCTTGAATTTTTTCAGATGCCAATTTCAAATCGTTATAAATATCAGCACCAGCTTGGTCCCATGCAGTAGTTGGTGTAATATCTTGTTCAAATTCGAAATCAATTTCATCAGTTAAAACAGTTGTACCATCATCCGCATAACCTTCAATTTTGCACTTACCTGTAGTAAGTAGCTCTGCCGCCATTTTGTTTTTACGATTAATGATTGTGCCTTGCAAGTAGGACAAATCTTCGGCTTGCATTTGAGAAGAACGTTGCGCAGGTGTCATTGTAGACACAATATTTTCTGCAAATGCACGTTGGTCAAGTTGATCTGGGTCAATAACTGTACTAGGCCCCATCATAGGCGCTTCATATAAAGCAATTTTAGAGCCGGCACGTTTAACATTAACGCCAGATGCACCACGAGATACGAAAGGTGCTAATGTACGACCACGTTTACGAGTTTCTACTGTGATTTTTTTAGAAGTTGCAACTGCTGGAACTTGTGGGAAGAAAGTATCAAGCAAGAAACTTGCTGGAGCTTTCATTCGTTCCACAGCTTGCATCAAGGAAAATGTATCTTTGAAATCAATTGCCATTATATAGTTCCCCCTATTTAATGCTAGTTAAGAATAAGTGAGCGTCCTTGAAGTCCGCTTCATGATCATTAATTTTATAAGCTTGGTCAACTACCAATACTTCACGATTAAAGCGACCGGAAATGTATACAGTCAATACATTATGGTCAGTAGTTGCAGTAGTATCAGATACTACGATGCCAGCTGGCTTACCACTTGCGATTTTTTGGAATGTACCAGCATTATTTTCAAGCACTTGGCCACGTTTATAATCGCCCGCTGCTACTTTTACATTTTGAGTTAATACCGGTACACCGCCACCACCTAATAGGTAATCAGCTGCGACACCATTTACTTGTTCGAAATATGCCATTATTTACCGCCTTTCTTAGCATTCACAAATGCTACGACTTCATCAATTGCACTAGCTTTTGCTACTGCATCGTTGGTTTCTGGTGTAGATGCACCTTGAGGTGCCACTTTATCCGCACCGGATTCCATTTGATCAATAACTAATTGTCGAATTTGGTCGACTACTTTGTTATCAGTTGTAGGAATATCAGATACGGCAGAGATGAAAGGTGTTACTTCATCTACTGTTTTACCTTCTGCAACAGCCACATCAACTAAACGATTGATGACTTCATTGTCACCTTTTAACGCATTTAATGCTTCAACGCGTTCACGTTCTGCTGTTACTGCTGCGTTTTCTGCAGGTTCATTTGTAGAAATACCGAGCAAACCTTTTAAGCTTGCCATGAATTGGTTTTCAGTCATAGGTTTCTCCTTACTTGTTAAAAATTGTTTGATTTTAGCTTCATTCTTGGCCGAGTATTTGCAAGACACTTTATTTACGATAACCATTCCGTTGTTCATAACAGCTTTGTCCGTAATCGCTGTATCTACTTCATCAATTAGGCCGTAGGACTTTGCCTCGTCCGCTGTGAGCCACGTTTCGTCATCCATAAGTGTATTTACCTGTTCAGATGTCAAAACGTCGCTACGGCCCAAATAAACGTTTGCAATTGTTTGTTTAACACTTGCCAAATAATTTGCCATTTTGGTTAAGCCGTCCGCATCAAAACTATCGCCTAAATATACAGATGGATTGTGAATCATGTACAATGCATTACTTGGCATAATTACCTTATCGGCAGCGCACGCAATAATCGTAGCTGCGCTTGCGCATAAGCCATCAATGTGTGCTGTTACGTTACCTGTGTAAGTCTTAATCATATTATGAATGGCTTGCGCTGCGAACACGTCACCACCACCAGAGTTGATGCGCATTGTTAGGTCATTACCATTACAACTATCCAAGTCACTTGCAAATTCACGTGGTGTAATTTCATCACCCCACCAAGAGGTATCAGAAATATCACCATACAAAATCAATTCAGATTGACCGGTACCATCTTGATTTATAAAATTCTTAACAGACCAAAATTTATTCATCCTCTTCACCTCCTTTCGCTTCAGATTTAGAGCCAACGGAAGGATTAACCGCATCAGCTAGCCCCATGCCATATTTCTCCATGAGTTGCTTTTCAAAAGCAAGTTGAGCAATGTTTTCTTCAAGATCTGTCCCTGTCATTTCGGCCGCTTCACGTTCACGAGTGGAAACTCCATTCTGAACACGAAGTGTACTACCATTCATATCCTTAACAGGGTCAAGAATAGACATCGTTGGTCCAAACCAATCAGCATTGCACCATGCTTTTCGAATCAATGGATCATTAAAGAAACCAGGCGCTTCAATTCGGCCATTCGCTACGGCTTCCATTAACCACACTTCATAGATTGGTTGGCAGAAGTCACGAGCGAACCACTTGCGCCGTAGTTTATATTCTTCCCAAGCTTGTAACATTGCTGCACGGCTTGCAGAATACGAGGAATTGAAGTTCTTCATCAATACTTCGTAAGGCTGATTGAGTGCAGCACCTACTTGTTTGATAAGCTGAGTACTAAATACTTCAAAAGTAGATTGAGCATTGGATGCATCCACGCTCTTAACATCCACGCCTTTCGGTAAAGCGTTTAATGTACCAGGCCCTAAATTGTATTCTGATACATCGACTACTGGTTCCGTCGGATCATCAACACCATTGTCGGCCAACATATCATTTAACGAACCGGAGTTAGTCACGGCTTCCGTAAAAAATAATGCAAAGTACGATTTAATAATGGCAGAGGTAAGCTCTGCGTTTGTGTAACGATACACTTGCTTCAATGTTTCAATGACTGGAGCTAAATAAGGCACCCCTCTATACTGCTCAGGTCTAGTATCATTACTAATTTGAAGAACATTAGGAATACTTGTACGTTTGCCGTACGCTTCGACTCTTGCCCATGTCGTTAACATGCTTGTAATTGGTTCACCAGGTACTTGATTGGATACCCAGTAGGCTACAATTGCACCGTCAGTATCAATTTCCACACCATTCAATATGCGGTTCCCATTATCTTGATTAAGCGCTTCAACACCAGTTGGGTCGCCTGTAACATACGTGGAATCAGTAAGCGGATTACTTACTCGATTACCTTCAATCAATTGAAGGCGCAACGTATATGGCATATCTGGTGTAGTTGGCTTACGTCTGAACACTGCGAAACTATCACCATCTGTGAGATATCCTTGGTATGCTATGCTTTGCATATCATATAAATTGTTCTTGCGGTAAATATCGCAGTCTTTAGATTCAGCCCATAAGTCAAACTCAGCGCGAACCTTACGAGCCCATGCTCTAGCCTCCTCTGCACTGATTCCCAAAATTTGAAACTTAGGTCTAGGGAACACGTTGAGGCCTGCGCCAACTGTATGCGTGGTGCTTGTATTGATTGCAGCCGTGCCGACTGGTGTATTGATGGCTAAATCCGCGGATCTATCACGTAAAGTTGATAGATTTGCACCAATATCAGCCTTATATCCCAGTTTTCTAGGGTTATATCCCTTCAAAGACTTGTTATTGTGAGAGGCTCCACCCTCACTATATCCGCTATTTTTAGCCCTTGGAGTGCCTATTTTAGCGCTAAATTTCTTGTTTTTTCTCGCCATTTTAGCCTCCTAATCCCTAAAAACTACCCGTTTTGACCGGTTTCCACGCCCATTATCGGTGTCCATTCCTGGTAATTTGGCGCCTCTTGCCACTAAATCATCAATCATTTTTCTTACTTCGGCTAAATTTGCCCTTGTAAGAGTCCGATTTCCGATTGTATAGCTTTGGCCAGTCAATATTGCTTCCTCAGCTTTGACATACCACTCTAACCGTACGTCAATGAGCCTTGGCTTACTTGAATAACTTGTTGCCATACATCCTCCTAAATATCTGCTGCTTTACTAGCTCTACGAATACGTTTCCGCATTTGTTTCTTTCGTGGAGTAGTTACTGTTGTAGTGGAATGGCCTCCACCTTTGACTATTTCCGCCAATCTATCCCAATCAGGATGGATAGAATTCATACAGGCTAGGTTATAGACACGTAAGTCCAAAGGTTCATTACGAACCCCTGCAGTTGGTTCCCATATTTCATGGATAACGCCCTTACGTTTTACTTTCTTTTTATGTTCCGAAATAATCCCTTTGAAATACAGCTCATCATACCCTCTAGTTCCTAGGAATTCTTCATCCAATGGGAAATGAAAGTACTTAGCACCAGGTTCATCGATGGCCAATCGGTTCATTACCTGTTGTTTCCCATCGTCTACCCCTAGCATGACAAGCGGAATCTTGCTCCCTGAAGCTTTACCGATTTTATAATTTAACGGTATACCCGGTGTTCCGGCCGTACCTTTGATGGCAAATCGTTGCTTACTGAAATTCTTCTCACAGTATTCATAGACTTTTGATGTGTAGTGACCGCCGGAGTCAATGAAAGCACGTGCCACTTTAAGACCTGTGCCGCTCTTAAATCGGTATACCTTATCAAGCACCGCATCAAGTGCATCCCATGTTGCTTTATTGTCAGGTTCCCCAAGGATAACGCCCTTACAGATACCCCAACATTCTTCGCCATATCCCCAACCGGTGATTTCATACTCTAACCGATTGTCTTGTGTATCGACAGCACCAGTTAGCAGTAACACACCGTCCGGAAGGTCTGCACCATATTTCTCACGGCGCCTAATGAATTGTTGATAGTCTTCAAATGCACCCTGTTGTGCATAGGATTCACCAAAACGCGTATTCATGACTACCTTTTCACGGGTAGGGTCTCCTTTAGCCTCTAGCCATTCCCTCATGATGTCATTCCAGGTTAGCCAAGGTGAAGTAAATCCGTTTACAAAAAAACTGCGTATGCCATTATGCAACGCAGCCGGGTTTTTCGATATATACTTTTGTGGAACTTTCCGCATTTCGTCTTCAGAGAATGTAGATCCACAATCCGGACACCGCCATTTCACATCACTGACTACTACAATCTTCCGACCTTTAGCGTCCTTATGTTCCTCTGTCTCACATTCCATCTCAGTATGTCGTATCAAATGATACTCACCACAATTAGGACACTCATGTTGCCACTCTTCTTGTGTTCCTGTTTGATACTCTACATCGATTCGTGAGCTACCTTCATTTGTTGGTGTAGAGAATAACCCCATGACCCTATTCCAGAAGGTTGTCATACGTTTAGCAGCAAGATCTACTGGGTCACCTTCTGTTCCGGCACTATCTGGGAATCTGTCTACTTCGTCAGCAAGTAGCACACGCACAGGACGTGATGCCAATCCGGCCGGACTGTTCGCACCACACATGATAAGACGACCACCAGGGAAGAGTTTAGATAAGATTGTGTTCTTTCCGTCTCGTGTCTTTGCACCGTCCTCGGATTTAGTCTCATAAAATACCTGTGATAATACTTTCGTATCACGGATCATCGGTGAGATACGAGACTTTGAATAATCTTGAGCCAATTCGATAGTTGGTTGAATCATCATGACTGCACATGGGTCAAGATGAGCGTATCGTCCTAACACATTATTCATGATATCTGACTTCCCGACCTGTGACGCGCTCTTAACCACTACCCGATTGATACCAGGTTGTGTAAAAGCATCCATAATATCCTTTTGATATGGTGCTCTACTCGTCTTCCATCGCCCTGGTTCAGCAGAAAGGCCCTGTGATAGCATGCGATAATCATCAGCCCATTGGCTAACACTAGTTTTTGGTAGTGGTTTTAGGCCCATTTTAGAGACATATTGCCACAATTCTTTTGCCGTTTTCATGCTATCACCTCCTTTTTTGCATTAAAAAAGCGCCTAATTTGGCGCGTTATCATCGTCTAATTCATCGCTATCCATGAATAATGACGGCGTATATTCACTTAATTCCGATAATTTATCCTCAATTTCTTGCGTTAACAGGTTGTATGCTTCCTCTTTTGTCACATTCTGTAATTGTGGCGCCAATTTAGTTGGCAATCCTAACAATTGTGTACGCAAATTCACAAGCATTTCTGTCATTACCTGTTCTACAGTATCTGCCGAGTACACTTCGCCGTTCATTTTGGCCAACTTCAACTCAGCAATCTTGCGTTTCGCGCGTTCATTCTTGGCCTTTTCAACCTCGAATACCGCATCATCTGAACTGCTCACCTCTTCGGCAGAGGATTGCCCTTTATATTTGACATAATTGATAACGGATTTGATAACCAAAATTTGATTTTTTTCATCCGTCGCTAAAACCCCTTCTTGGAGCAGTTGCGAAACACGTTGACGCGAGAGTCCAAGTGCTTTTGCCAGGTTCGACTGCGAGGCCGTTGCTGTTTTCAAATCATCTGTAATTTTCACTTATCAATCAGCCTCCTTTCATTACCTGTATCACTAGCAAGAACATAAAAAATTTAAAATCTAGGCAATTTTTGGGGTCTCGGCCACCGCAAGGCATCAACATTGGCCAGAAGGACCCATAAAAAAATATCCAAATTTAAAATAATACATTCAATATTTAAAATTTATTTTTTATTTTTACGATGAGACAGGCGGCGCTCATCTTCATGACGGTGCCGTGCCTCATCCCTATCCACATGTCTCATCATATGGTGTGCATGCGAACATGAACGGCAATAACCATTAGCTTTTATTACTATTTTGTTAGCACCACACATTCCATGATGATTATCTAAGCATGCAGTCTTATGACATATCACATTAGGCATACCGTTCACATCCTTTCATTGTCTACTCAATACACACAACTCACAAGGTATAAGTGTATCTTAAGGTTGTGTAGTTATATATTCAAAGAGGTCAAACATGAATCATTGATTGGTGAGTTGTGTGTATTCAATAGGCACCAGGGGGTGGTGGTATATCATATGTACAAAACAAAAGGCCCGTATAACTGAATGGTTACACGAGCCTAATATTTTGTTTTGAGTGATTTGGTGAATGATTGCTCAGTGGCAATTTTCACATATATATAATATCACATATCGAAATACCAGTTTGGTACTATTTGGGTCAGTTTGGTACTATTTGGGTCAATTCTTGACCTAATTCAATTAATGCTTCCTTTTTATATGACTGTACCTGTGTTTTACTATACCCTATAAATGATACCACACCTTTAAATGACATACCATTAACATATTCTTGCATCAATGCAATCTTCCCCTCAACACATCGTAAGCACTCAATATGTTTTCTTGCATCTTCGCGTAGCTGAATCAATGCATTTGTTTTCTCAAGGCATTTGGATTCACTTTCTAACATCTTAGCTATACTGGACTCTAACCCCTCTTTAATACCACCACCTGATACACGATCTTTACTATAATCTATTGCACTTAGCGAAGTGATATCACTCCTTAATCTTTGTAATTCCCGTTTGGCTGATTGTATTTCTAATGTACAGGATTTAATTGGCTTTAAATATTCAATTGCCTTCCTTATATATTTCTTTTCGTCTTCTTTGTCCATGTATCCGCATCACCTCCCGTTATAAATTATCACCCTTTTATATGTCATATCCCATTGCTTTACGATTTATTACATATATCGTTTCCGCATCAGTATGTTCTCTTTTAGCTATAATTTTTAAACAAGTTTCTTTGTTAGGCATGTTTCCTGCATGTGTATTTACATGACATTGACTGCATAATTGAATTAGATTTTCTCTGATATCTCCACCACCACTACCACGAGAAAATACATGATGTGGTTCTATATTACATAATCTGCCACAGTATTCACAATGGTTTGTTCTAATTGTTTTAATCATTTTTTTATCAATGATTCTCTTATGTTTAATCTCCATTATTTATTACCAGTGCTTCCAAAACCGCCTGTACGTTTCTTTGTAGTTCTATCCTTAGCCGTAATACGATATGGCATAATAATTAATTGCGCCAATCTTTCGTTCTTATTATATTCAAACGGCGTATCACCTAGGTTTCTAATAGGTATCATAATATGACCTTCGTTATCATCATTGTTATAGTAATCTGCATCAATAATACCTGTTCCATTCGCTAGCATGACATCATTATTAATACCCACACTTGATCTTAAATGCAGTTGAATATGTTCATCATAGTTCAATCTGCATTTGATGCCAGTAGGAATGAGTTTTGTTTGATGTGGTAATACGACGCCAGTCTCATAAGGTTTAACGTCATATCCTGCTGCATATTCTGTTTTTCGTTCTGGTAAATCAGCATCTTCATACCCTGTAACATGTTCAAATTGATTTTCGTTCATTTATTTAATCCCCTTTTTATATAACTTTCTTTTACTAATAGTTCACTACCGATTTACCCATTTCATGCATCCAATTTTTAAATAATGCATTAATCCTGTAGGACTTAGTTCATACCAATCGGCTCTGGCTTTAGCACGTTTTACAAATCCACCAAATCTCAATAAATTTCCTCTGTAACTATCTGTATCGGTTTCATCAATTAATATCAACCCTGCATCACCCAGCATATTATTAATTTCTTCACGATATTCACTATAAACGCAACTAGGCATTGCGTAATACAAGTACTTTACATTCTTGCAATCATGGTATCGTTTCTTTTTAAAGTCATTCTTAAAATCTTGAAAATTCGTTTTAATTTCAACTTCTGTAAGAAATTGTGTTTCCATAGAAAAATACACAAAATCTGCTTCGTATTCAGTTTTTCCCGGACAATACATACTTACGTTTGGTATACAGATATTATTACGAAATAGGTGTTTTCCGAGTACCACTTGAATATCTCTTTCTGTCATTTAATATCATCCTTTATACATC